TTCAGTTGTTACGTCCCACCATTCAACCCGAAGGATATCTGTGAAAACATAGAACGGGCTATTTCCAAGCAACCACTCAAGGAAATGAAGCCTTGGTTTAACAACTTCAAGGGTAGGGTGTTTAAAAACACCGACGGATTTTGGGTCACAGAAGGTGTTTGGTCTACTACGAGCACCGGAAACAAGATTAAGATCACGGAGCTCCCACCGGGTCGGTGGACGCAGGATTACAAAGAATACCTCGATGGTCTCGTAGACAAGAAGGTCATCGCGAGTTTTGTGAATAACAGTACCACCGAAGACGTGGACTTTACCATCACTGGATACACAGGCAAAGACATCATCAAAGATTTTAAGCTTCAAAAGTCGTTCCACGTGAGTAACATGCACTTGTTTCACCCAACAAAGGGTATCAGAAAGTACGCGAGTCCAGAAGAGATTTTGATTGACTTCGTGGAGATTCGAATGGATACTTACAAGAAACGCAAGGAACACCTCTTACTCGTTCTCAAAGAAAAGACCAAGAAACTTGAAAACATGGCTCGGTTTGTGGATGCGGTCATCAACGAAAAGATTGTGGTGTTCAAGCGCAAGAAGGCTGAACTCGAATCCGAAATTTCCAAAACCTTTGATAAGGTTGATGATTCATATGATTATTTGCTCAACATCAAGACGTACCAATACACAAAAGAAGCGGTGCAAGCACTCAATGAAGAGACTGGCAAAACAAAGAAGGAACTCGAAGACTTGAATGCGACGAGCCACCTTGACATGTGGAAAACGGATTTAAAAATATATAAGCAATAAGTAGTATGTGCGATAGATCTGGTCCAGATACCGGTGCCGCACTTTGCCTGTCTGCCATAGGACAGCAGGACACATACCTATTGGGTGACGAATCACTCTTTAAGTACGAAGAGAAGAGGCACTCCAACTTTAGAAAATTCCATAGAAATTTTAAGGTTAACAAACCATCAAATGCCGTAAACGGTTGGCCATTCAATCAATCCATAAAGGTCACACTTAGACCACAAGACATGGGAGACCTATTATGTAATATGTATATAAAGATCAAATTACCTGGATTAAGTTCATCGAATTACAATTATGCCGACCGGGTTGGTAGACACCTCTTTAAGAAGATAACTATGCGCGTAGACGAGACTGTGCTAGAGATATACAGGGATGACATAGGATTCATATACGATGAGATGTACTTGGATCAATCTGAAAGCGTGAGTAGAATCTACACAGACGGTCGTTTCATTTACAGAGAAACAGTTCTGAGTTCAACATTCAACTTCATAAAAACGGGAAACACATTTGTGTACGTACCTATTCCATTCTTCTTTTCCAGAAGCTATGAATCGTCCGATTACGAAACAAACGTACACAATAGACCTTATTTCCCATTGTGTGCCATAAACAAACAAAAGCTTGAATTTGACATAGAGTTCAGACCACAGACATTCTTTACGGATGATGTGAGTACACTCACAGTTGACGATTTCGATATAGTCACCGAAGAGATCACTCTCTCACCAGATGAACGCCTTTACTATACCTCTGGTAAATACGAAATCATCACAGACATATTCAAGACACATCCCAAGGTTGATACCGTACCCGGAAATGAAAATCTAAAAATTGAACTCACACCAGAAAACAGAGTCAAGACGCTCCATTTCTTTTTTAGAAACAAGTTATTTGAAGACGAAAATGTCTCAAGTAATGTGAGCGTTTCTCCACCAAATAGTAGCACGTCGGATCAAAAATTCCACTATTATCACAACAGATTCAATCTCACACCTTTCGCGGAATACAGAAGAGCGATCGATTCTTTGTCTGACGACGTAGCAAGTGAAGCTAAGCTTTTCATCAATGGACAAGAGCTTCCTTTCATAAACAGGGTAGATTCACATTATTACAGGTATCTTACCCCACTTAATCACAAGTTTCACACCACACCTAGAAATATATACACGTATACCTTCTCGATGAATCCAAGAAATGTAGACCCATCGGGAAGTTTGGATTTCACAAACATAAAAAATAATCGAACTCTCATAGATTTCAAAATGAATCCATATTACGGGACGAATGAAACTTTCACGTGTCACATTTACTACACGTGTTATCAAACGCTCATATTTGAAAATGGGTACGTGAGCACGAGAGAACTCCCACCCGTAGAGGAAAAATTACTTACCGAATAAACTAACTTTATTTTCTTTTATGTATTTTATAACGCCATTTTTGATACACCATTTGATGAAATTGAGTTGAGCCACAGTCGTGCTTATTTCATCAGATGTACCAGGCACCTTATAGGATATCTTGTCCGAACGGCAGAATGGATCGAACAACTTTTTACTGTAACCGTCTAGCGTAGACTTATAGGCACAGTGTACACTGAAGATTTTACCATCGATTGTTTTGTACATTAGGTTTGTCTTTTTTGAATAATTGGTTATGAACCATTCGAGGTTACGGAGGGAAATACCACCTGTTTTGGTGAGTATCTGTATGAGCGTCTTACCGTTTTCAGGGGTACCGTAAAACGCATCTATGGAATTTAACAGAATATCTGATTTCCTCATACTACATCATACTTCTTAAATCTCTAAATTGGTTATTGCTAGATGCTTCACATGCTGGGCAAGTCGGACTATACATAGGAGGAAATGTGTGGTTGTGTCTCACACTCGTGTTCATGTTTATAGGCTCATGAAGTTTAGGTGTATTTGCGTGTGATAAACAAAACCCGCCGTGACTCGCTTTTCTGGTACACGGTTCTCCACCCTTTTTGACGCCCATGCAATACCCCCTGGGATTTGGCATATCGCGCATCAATAATTTAAGAGGAATGTTATAATTGGTCGACACGTTTTGCACAAATTTTAACACACGTTCATGGCATGCCTTGTCTAAATCTTCTTCATACGCCTTGACCAAATTTTCAGACACTCTCATCTCCTTGATACATTATAGCGTCTAATTTTTAAATGGTAATTCATCGAGAGGTGTCTCTTTCTTTTTCTTTGGTCTTCGTTTCGGTTTAATCTTAGTAAGAAGTTCCCCGAAAATCTCTTCCTTTGGATCTTCAAAGAGTGGTTCAAGTAAATCACACACCGGATTGATGAATTTATTCATAAAATAGTATTCGTAATCGATTGGTACGTTGTTTTCCGAGACATACTTTGGATCTTCAGATTTTTCAAAAGCCTTCGCCTTTGGATCTTCTGTCTTCACGAGAATGTAAGGCACTCGATCCCCCGACTGCGGCTCTGAACCGGGCTGTCTCTCGCGCATTTTTCGAACAACTTGGACGTGTGCTTGGTTGATATCTTTGATTCCGGGGCTATTTATGGACACACTGTGCCCCTTAACCTTATACGAATCAGATAAGCTCTGTGAAAGTGTAAGCTTTTCATTTGCTACGTCACCTTCTAGTAGTTCGATTGCTCGCTGGAGTGCGAGTGCTTTCGGTGGTTCGATGTCACTACTTTCAAGTACGACGTCCAAGAGTTCTTTGCAGACTTCTCGTACGTGCGCCGTGTTATCGCGTCTCACGAGTTGAAGACCCTTCACGTCTATGTAGTCCATATTCATTTTTCCATCCTTTCCTTGTGTCCACAGCTTTGCGGCGTATCGTTTTTTAGAATAGAGGAAATAGGGCCAATACACCTTTTCGAGTTCCAAATTATTCGGTTTCTTGAAAAGTGCGGTACACTCTTCAGCAGCGCGCTCACCAATCTCCCAACTGTACTCAACGGCTTCAAGACCTTTACGATCACCCACGTCAAATTCTACCATTACTGAATCGGTATTGTGTACTACCAATTCACCCGGACCCACATGGAAATGATGCGATTCCGTTGTGAGATCATACACGTAGTCATCGGTTTCACCCAAATTTTCAAGCTTCTTAATCGCAATTGGATTTTTTCTTTGTGTAGACTTAGTCCACGTTTGTCTCAATATATGTTTTTTGTCTTTGCGTGTATTTAGTGAAATATTGTATCCCAAACGACGACCCAATATGTATAATCCCATAACTCCTTCTTTGCCTTTGCAGTCCATGCGCACGTAACCGTTAGAGTCCTTGTCCCCGTCAGCCATGTAGTAACCATCAATAAATGATTTTACCACATCAATTGGTCCATTCAATATACACGAAGGAACGATCTTTTCACTGTGACTGTTATAAAATAGATGTCTGTAACGTTCTACCACAGATTTAACGTCGCCGCTCGCAGATAACTTATATACGCCACTGCTCTCAATTGTATCGTATATAGAAGTATCAAATGGACATAATTTTTGCATTTCAGTGAGATAGTCCATGTTAGAGTTGTTTAATGCCCACGAATACTTGAGTCCACTAGGCGTTTTATATCTACCACAAGAACCGTCACCAAAAAAGAAACCCATGACCTTAGCCTCGTTAATTGATACACCCGTATTATATTCATGTATTGCCTCTACAGAATTACCATGTAACAACTCTGTACCAATCGAAACTTCAGATGGTTTAATCATACTCTTATTTTTAAGAAGCAAACTGTGGTCTTCCGTGACATCAACGAATCCTGTATGAGTCAGGACTCGATGGATATTTTTAGTCGTTTTGTGTCTTACGATTTGTTTTATAGGCGTAAAACCAGATTCGGTCCACACCTCGGCATCAATGACGGACACTTCTTTGCCGTCATCTCTTGTTTCATATGCATGGACAAGAGAGTCAATCCTGCACGTCCTTACCTCGCCATTTTGTCGAATAAGAAGAGGTGTATCTGGTGTAACTGAATCACCGTACCTCACTTTCGCACCAGGAAAGTTCTTTTCCACGTACTCTTTGGTTTCATCGATCATGCTCCGTCCCTTTGTCGTCACAGTGGACGCGATATTCACACATGGAAGCATTCCCTTTGATGCACCAGTGAACCCATACACGGAGTTCATACTGATTTTATAAGCTAATTGCTTACCATTATACATGGCTTTGAGTGCACCTTTCGATGTGGCCATGTCCTTCTTCGCTTGCTTTCTGAACTGTTTCAATTCAAGGAGAATGCTCGGTAAAAGTGTCGGTACACCCTGTGCGAACTTACACACTCTCTTTGTAGGAGGCTGCCCCTCAACCTTACTCGGTACAGGGATCTCAAAGGTTTCGTATTCCACACCGGGTACATTTTCGTACTTTGGATCCATCACGAGACTTGAATAACACAAATTGTGTGCCATCATGATCGAAGGATACAGACCTTCAAAATCTAGGGCTGTAATC